ATGCTGATACGCCTACCGTCGATGGCGTTTGCATAACCTCTCTCACTACGTATCTTACAAGCTTGTAACAGCTCTGCAAGACCCGGAATGGCAGCAACATAAGCTTTACGTATATCCGCTCCCTTTTGTGCAGCGGCTTCTTCGGATAGTAACTTATCAAAGCTTCTACCTAATTTGATGTTCCCTGCCCCGTAAAGGAAGGCGTAGGTAACAGTCTTAACTTGTCGACGGGTAATTCCGATTCTATCGGCATTGGTTTGGTGAATATCTCCTGTTGTAAGGATTCGAGCATATCGTCCTTTATCGTATCTGGCGAGATAGTGGGCGAGCATCCTGAGCTCAATACCACTAAGATCGGCAGAGACCAGAACTTTAGTAGGTGTAGCTTGAAATAGTTTTCTAAATCTTTCGTCACTTGGTACTTGGGCTAAATTTGGTTTTCTGTGTGCACATCGAAATGTGTTGGTGGCGACAGAACAATGGTGATGTATCCTGTTACACGTCGTAACAAGCTTCTGCCATGCGTTCACGCCTTCCGAGATCATCCCCAATTTCTTGGTAATATCTAGACATCGAAGAAACAACTGGGCTGTCTCCGACCCAATATCCTTTAATACAGTCTCGTCCACGACGGGCTTGCCTGTCGCTGTCAGTTGGGTTGGTTTCCAGTTTTCGTGTGTCTTCAGTATCCATGCTATGTGGTCTCGTGAGGTGGGGTTAAGTTGTTTAAGTTTTGTAAATGGGCATCCTTGTACGTACCCTTGTGTCCTGTTATTTCGCTTAGGTGTAAACACTGCTCCAGCAACGAACCCGTATTTTCTGCGTAATACTTCTGTAGCTTCTTCCATCTCTCTTCTGAGAGTTGATTCGAGTTCGTAGGCTGCTCGTTCGTCGAAATACCATCCATGTTCTTCTTGTTTTTGTAAGATTTGTGCGACCTGATGTTCTAGTTTGACCCAATCAGGTAAGGGTGGAAATGTTGACATAGTTTCTTTGTAACGATTGTATCTTGTTCACAATAGTCTTCCATCTCCTTGCTCCATTCTAACCAGTTAGCAGTCTCTCCAAAGTTCCCTTTGTATTCTCCTAATCTGTAGCCATAGGATTCCAGAGAGTGGCGACCATATAGCTTAGGTGGCATACCAGTCGGCTTTGCTTTACGATCTACGTCTAGCATGTTAGGATGGTATAACCTTGATAATAATAATGTATCTATGATACGTCCCTGTGGCTTGAACCATGGGTATATCTTCTTAATCACAGGTATATCAAATCCTATGATGTTATGTCCTATAATAGTGTCAGCTAGTTCTAGATACTGAACTGCTCTGACTATAGGTTGATCTCCTCCAATATCATTGTATCTTGTAGTCTCACCTGTCTCATAGTCAAGTGTAACTATACAATGTATATCAGTTTTTTGTGCGTCTAGAGGTGTTGTCTCCAGATCGAACAGGAGCGTGGTAGGTTTTGTCTCTAAATTTTGCACGTTTTTTTGTTGTTTTGTAGGTGGGTTTGGTTTCTGCAACTCAGAAGTCTGAGGTTGCGTCGAAAATTGGTGTTGTCTCAGTTTCATTGTCCTCGTAAAATTTGCATGACGCTAGGTCATAGGTCAATCTTGTAGCGACTCCAACCTCTCCTGAGTAACGGTTTTTAAGAACTCGCAAAGTTGAAGTGTTGTTGCTATCTTCGCTTTGTTGGTCTCTCTCCAGAGCGATGACGCTATCGCTGATTTGAGAGATCGAATGAGAGCCTCGTAGTTGTCCGAGGGATACACGTCCTCCCTCCTCGTGCGAATTACTGTCACTGTTTGATCTCCTTAAGTGTGATACTAAAAATAAAGTAATGCCTGTACGTTCAACTAAACTACGTAGTCTAGTCATTGTACTGTCTATCATTCTTCTCTCATCGCCATCAAGTCCTGATAGTAATATACTGAGGTGGTCTAAGAATATAATACGACATTCCAATCCACTGGCAAGGTATTCGATCCTGTTGTAAATAACATCCGGGTCAAAACTACCAAAGCCGTCAAAAAGAAATACGTTCCAATTAGCAAGCGTAGCATCAAAAGCCTCCGTTAGTTCTTGTTCTTCATGTTCTCCGATGTGGAGTGCTTTACCTACAGCTGATGACATCAAGCCAAGAGCTGTACGTTTTGTATTGGACTCCAGTTCTAATATACCTACAGTCTCTCCTAGTTTACATAGGTGACATGCTAGGTCTCTTACGAATGAAGTCTTACCACTACCTGTACCGGCAGTGATAGTTATAAGTTCGCCATATCTAATACCATGTAACATATCATTCATACCCTCGTAAGGATACTTATGGTCACATGCTTTAGTTGGTTCAGTAACTATACTGAGTAGATTCTTACCATCTATGATTCCGTCTGGTCTGTATGGCTTTGCATCCCAGATGGCTTTTCTGATGCTGTCAACATCTCCAGCTTGGAGAGCATCACTTGCATCTTTGTAATTGTCAAGTCTAGCAACCTTAACCCTGCCGGAGGGGAGTATTCCCGAGGCAAGTTCAGTGGCCGTACGCCCTGCTTCATCGTTGTCGAAGAAGAGGACGATCTCTTGGTATCCCTGTAAGAATGGGATTGCTTTTTGGAGGTCTTTCTTGGCTGACGCCGCACCATGAGGTAGGCTGACCATCGGCCAACCTGACATAACCTCGTAACAAGAGGCGGCATCTAGTTCTCCTTCAGTAATTACTATTCGCTTTCCGTTGGTTGGGAAAAGATGTTGACCAAAGAGTTGATCTGTCTTTCCACCTTCGTAGTGAAAGTCTTTCTTTTTTGATTTGATTTTAAAGCCGACGACAGTACCATTCTCATCGTAGTAGGGGAATCGTAATGTATTTCCATATCTATAGATCCTATAGAAATTGTTGGTGGCTTCGCTGATTCTTCGTTTGTGCAGCTGTTCAGCTGATCCGAGGAATTGTACTCGTTCATTAGTCATTGTATGGGTGGGTGTGTCCCCTTCCGCAGGGGTGTACGTCTGGCACGCAAAACAAAACTTGTGACCATCAGAGTAAACTGAGTTAGCATCTGATGAACCACAGTTAGGACATGGTTCGTGTGCCACAAATTCGCTTTCATTCATTATATTAACCAATCTATGGGGATTGCGTGTGCTGATGCCCATTTGATGCCATGCTTCTCACACCATTGGGCATAAGTTGTTTTGGATTTCTTGCTGATCTTATTGAAAGGAGCTTGAAATATCATTCGTAAGTCCAAGTCAGGATTGTCTCGCATGACTGCCTTGATCTTACGTCTATCTTCTGAATCCCAATAGCCCTTAGTCTCTAGCATTACACCATTGACTAGGACAAAGTCAGGATTGTAGTGATGCTGTATGGTGTATGCTACCTTGTGAGTCTCATACTCATACTGAGCACCTACTTGGTCGAGTACCTCTGCGACACTCTGTTCAAGTTTAGACCTAAAAGTCTTCTTCTTCTTCGTCATCAGGTACTGGTGCAGTAGTTACTGGCTTAGGTTCAGATGTTTTGAAGCCTTCAGTAGTACCGAACATGTCGGCTACGGCTGCTTCATCCATGCTGTCTGTATCAACAGCTGCTCCTTCACCTACAGCAACAACTTGTACGCCAAGTAGTTTAAGAGAACTTCCATAGGTAACGCCATCCCTGAGTATGTATGGCTTCTGAAAGAAACCAAGTTTAACTGTAGATCCGCCATATAGAGGTGTCTTCTTATCTGTGATCGGTGTACCCTCAGTGTCGACTACACCGGGTCTCTTGTCCTCTCCCCACGAGAACTTAATTTTGTATTTACCTTCAGCTACCTCTTCCCATGGTGTTGGCTTGAGTGTAGCTCTCTTTGGGTTCTTCAACTTGGACTGTGCCCATGTAAGGACAGCTTGTCTCTCAGTCTCAAGTGCGTCGATTACATCTTCGCCAACAATAGCAGCGAGTGAGTAACCGAACTTACCGGGTTCAAGTATGGCTTGGAAGCCTTCTAGTTTAATTTCGTCAGTCACGTGGACGTTTTTAGGCATTTGCGGTCTCCTTTGCGGGGGTGATTAATTTTTGTACCTCAGCTTTTTTGCTTTGAAGGTATTTTATTCTTGCGTCGATTGCTTCGACTTGCTCTTTGTATTGAGCTTGTTGTGCTTTCTCTAAATCCTCTTTAGCTACAACGTAGATCTCTGTTGGTGCAAAGAAACTACTAAATATACTGTCAGAAGATGAGAAAAAAGGATTGTAAATCATAGTTAACAGAAAAAATAAGTGGATTCTATAACCGTTTCTGGTTGTAAGTCGCCAATGATAGGCGGTTCTGTCTCTGCTCCGATCTGTCGGGCAAAGTCAATGAGATAGTCATGTTCTGCAAAGAGAATCATGTACTTCTCCCTTATTATAGCAGATAGTTTATCCATATCGCAACATCTGCTTAACACACTGTCATGGATTAGTGCGATTGGTTCATCAAAACTACGCACAGCGAGGTGTAAGAGAGATGCGTCAAGACTATGTATCAGGTTGGGTGCAGTGGCTGCTTTGTGACGAGTGAGATCTACGTCTTTAGTCTCATCTGTAGCAACAGTCAGTTGACATCTGCCAAGAAGTTGTAGGTCTAGACGTTCTACTTTCTTCTTCATAATCCGTTGCTTAACAACGAAGCCTGATGGTGTTGTCCATTCCACGTAGTCTGCTCCACGCTTGATAGACTGAGACACCTCTGTCTCGATCCACTTCATTACTGACATCGGACCGGGCACGATCAAGTTCATGGCTTTCCGAACCGAAGCAACAATGGTGGTGAGTTGGTCTTTATCGACCTCTACACCTTTCTCCTTGAGAGCTTCCTTGATATAAGATCTGTTAGAAAAAGGTTTAGCGTTGTATGGTATAGTCATAACAGTACGTTTGACACACTTTCTATCCCATACAGGGTGTACACTGGTTGGAATCCCTAAGCTTAGTGCTGTCTCTGCCACTTTTGCATACGCATCTTGCGGCTTATCAGAGGGGACGACATTGACCAGTGTAGCGGTGGACTTATCCCGAGCCAGACCAGCAAGTATCTGCAAGCCTGAGCATGTAGCGTCGGTTGCCACGGGTAGTGATGTAGTATGTCTATCCTGTTTGACACAGCAATGATAGTACTCATCACAGGCAGCTAGAAACTGCCATGGTTCTTCTGCAACTTCCCACTCGCCAATAAAAGCAATGGGATTGGTTGCGACAGCTGAGACAAGTGAGACATTATCTCTTGTCCACTCAAGTCTCTCTTCCATAGTAGCTTTGTCAAGACCATAGCTGGTAGCTACTTGGAAGGCAAGCCATTTCTCAGACACATCATCTGCTTCATCAGCAAACTGTAACAAACTTTTTCCAAAGTCTGTGTCTTGTGGTGTAAGAAAGGCAGGGATAGGGTATGCACGACCACGGTAGTCGAAAGACCAAGGTATATAAAACACCTTATCCTTGTAACGACGTACCGCTTCCATGGTCATGCGGGTGCGACAGGATCTCTTGAACTCTGCTGCTCGCTTATTCATTACTTCTGCCGCTTCCCTACGATACCTCTTACGGGATTCTTTGTTTTCTGCTATGTCGTACGGCTTTGGTGGCAGTTCGTAATTTATGATAGGAAGAAACTTTCCAATACTTATTCCCCTGTCTTCTAACAGCATAGCGACATTGACTATGAAAGGGTTTAACCTATATTTTACCTGTTGTATTTTGTTAAGAAAAGCTATGGGTATTTCCCCCTGTATACGGGAGGGATCGCCCCTTCTAACCAAGTCGTGACCTTGCATTAGCTCATTTAGCATGTAACCGCCGGGCGTATCATTAGTCCAGTCCTTCGGAGGTATTAACATAGGCCACGCAAGCGGTGAAAAAACCTCTGCATTTGCCATCACCTCGTCTTTGATGTCCATAAACTCAGCAGTTGGTGCTATAAATACTGTAGTCTTACGACCTGTACGCATACGCTGCTTGTAAAACCAACCACTTGCTTGCATAATACAGTCAAGTAGCCATGCACCTAGCTTGATACGTATGCTTCTACCCCAAGGTGTCCATGGTTTGACCTTGTATCTGTTCATCAACGTCTTGATAACAGTAAGTTTCTGCTGTGTACCTATTGCTCTGTGCCAATAGTTTTCTTTAAGTGTTGCCAGTAGTGCCGGTGCGTTTTCTTCGTAGTGTCGCATGTTACATTCGTCTTCGATAGCCCTACCAATGGCTTCGCAAACATTCGTTGCAATGTTACAACCTTCCTTGTAACCGAACACTTTATCAAATGTAATCTTACACGCAATACTAGCCGCAGCCAATGGCTCGATTGTAGCGAGGTATATGTGTATGTCTTTGAACGCTGCTCCATATTTACCCTGATGTATCTTGGTATTAGTCGAAATGATCTTGTCAACCACAAGTGGTAACAAAGTTTGTAACGAGGCTATACCATATATACTTGCAGATGCATAGTTCTGTTGCTCTAGCTTGAGTGTCTGATCTCTAAGACGCTTGAGTCCCTGACTGATCTGTGTTCTCTCCAGCTGTATCTGCTGGTCTATCTGCTCTGGTGTAACATATGTCATCTAACTGGTCTCGTATCTGGTTGTATAGGTGTTGGTAAACCTCACTGTAGTGTGGGTGTGATTTTGGTAGCATATCTAACGCCTGTTTTTCATAAGTGTAGACGTCATCACTTGGGATAAAAGTTTTCTTTGTCATTGTCTGTGATGTATTGTTCTGGTTTAAGGTGTTGTATGTGATCGTGTGTACATACTACGAGTTCATGCTCTTGTCCAGCTAACAATTTCTTCAATCTTCGACCAGCTGCGTCTGGTCTAATGTATGTGTACTCCTCGACTTTACCAGTCACGCAGTGTTTTGTACGAATAATGA